AGAGAAGACGGAGGAGCGTTGTCTATCTGGGAGTTTCCAGACCCAACAATGCTGTACTGTATTGGAGCTGACGTTGCAGAAGGGTTGGGATACGGCGACTACAGCACCGCGCACGTAATCAACGCTTACACTGAAGATGTTGTTGCTCATTGGCATGGCCACATCGACCCCGATTTATTTGGAACTGATGTCTTAGCGGCTCTAGGATATTACTTCAACTCCGCCTTGATCGGAGTTGAGAGCAACAACCACGGTCTAACAACACTGAAGGCTTTACAAAGGGTTCCCTATCGGAACATCTATCGACAAAGGCGGCTGGGACAACGGATGCCACAGCCAACAGAAGCCCTAGGATGGCGGACAACCGCCGCCTCGAAGCCGTTGGCGATAGATGAACTATCTGCCGCAATTCGCAATGGAGAAATGGGACTTTACTGTTCTAAGACAATAGCCGAACTAAGAACGTTTGTTCGACAGGACAACGGCAAAATGCATGGTTCCCCACACGACGACAGAGTTATGTCGCTTGCAATAGCAAACCAAATGTTAAAACACGTCTGGCTTCCCGAATACCAGGTCTATACGGAGATTCCAAAGCGTTCTTTTGCGTGGTTCGAGCAGTATGTCACTCAAAAACCAAGAGACACGCTTGTTATTGGTCGCCATAACAGCCGTAGGTAACAACTTTGCTACTTTAGTATGCATGTACTTCATTGTTTAGACTGTAACAAAGAGTTTACAGAAAAAGAAATCCCCCGAAGAGGCAATTACTGCTTCAAATGCCACCTAAGGGGAATAAGCCTTGGGTTCACGTATGGCAAAGATGATTTCCACGGCCCAACGGTTAAACAACGCCAAGATAAACAGCTAGCAGAAGCTGCTGCAGCTAATATGGAAATTCAACCCGTTGGACAGCGCTGGGTGTAATCTGCTGTGGAAAATTGGTTTGTGCCTATTTTGGTTGCTATCATAGGCGGGCCAATTATGTTTTTACTTTCTTTACTGCGCAAAGAAAACAAGAATCAACACCTTGAAGGCAGAGAGTTGGTAAAAGAAGTAATAGAAAAAGTGGATAAAATCGGTACAAAAATTGATGGCCACATTGGGTGGCATAAAGGCAAAGAAGACTAAACATGGCAAAAATATCCAAACGAGACGTCTTGGTTAAATACCGCAGAGCAATTTCTTCTTCCCGCAAGTGGAGACAAGAAGACTCATACGACAGACTATGGCGCCGCATGATAGACATGTACCGTGGCAAACACTACGAAAATATGTCAGAAGAAGACCGTTTGCTTGTCAACATGTCTTTTTCAACCATTAACGTTATTGGGCCATCCGTTAGCGTAAACCACCCCAAAATAACTGTCGGAGCGAGACGGCCAGAAGATGGCGATAGAGCAACCATCACTGAAGCTATTATCAACTATTGGTGGAGACATTACGATTACCAGAAAGAGTTGAGAAGAGCGGTAGACGACTATCTAATCTGTGGACACGGCTGGATTAAGGTTGGTTACAAGTTTGTAGAGGAAGAGCGCGTTGTTGAGCAAACTCCAATGGACGAAGAGTACGACGTTATAGATACTATGGCCGAAGGGTCTAACGTTGAAACAGAGCGTATAATCCTTGAGGACAGACCGTTTGTAGAAAGGGTTTCTCCTTTTGATGTATACGTTGACCCTGACGCAACGTGCATGGAAGATGCGCGTTGGATAGCACAAAGAGTACGCAGACCGCTACTTGACGTTAGAGGCGACAGAAGGTACAACAAAACAGCACGAAACGAGTGCTCTCCTAGTGCATACACAAAATGGGGAGAAGACACCGAACGTCCCCGCCAAAAGCGGGACGTTGGCGACTCTTATGTTGATGTTTGGGAATACTATGACATCGCAAAGGGAACCATGGCTATCTTCTGTGAAGGCGGAGACAACTTTCTTGTTGACCCAGAGAAGAACCCCTATACCTTCGGACACCCCTTTGTTATGCTACGGAACTACGATATTCCTGAGCACTTCTACCCAATGGGAGAACTAGAGGCAATCGAGCCGCTACAACAAGAACTAAACGAAACGCGCACGCAGATGATGAATCATCGTAAGCGTTTCTCCCGTAAGTGGCTGTACAAAGAGTCGGCTTTTGACGCAGACGGACGACAAGCTCTAGAGAGCGATGAAGACAACATCATGGTGCCAGTGGTATCAGATGAGCCATTGGGGAACATCATCGTTCCAATGCCTGCCGTTATCAACGCTCCTGACATGTACAACGTTTCATCACTCATTCTTGAGGACATCGACCGTATTAGCGGCGTTGGAGAGTTCATGCGTGGTGGTCAATCAGAGATACGACGCACTGCTACAGAAGCAGCTATGATGCAGGATGCATCAAACGCCCGAACCTCAGACAAACTAGCTGCAGTAGAGGGAGCAATTGCCGAGTGTGCAAGTCGCTTAATTCAACTAGCACAACAGTACATGACTGGCGAACAAGTTGCAAGAGTTGTTGGAAGCTCTGCAATGCCAATGTGGGTAACATTTGACAGAGGATACATCACGGGAGAGTTTGACTTTGAAGTAGAAGGTGGCTCTACTCAGCCAGTAAACGAATCCTTTAGACGTCAGATGGCTTTACAGATGGTTGACGCAATGGCTCCGTTCGCTGGGACAGGTATTTTAAACATGCCAATGTTGGCACGTCACGTATTGCAGTACGGATTTGGGGTAAAGAACGCAGAAGCGTTCTTGAACATGCCACAGCAAGACCCAATGATGCAAGGCGCGCCACAACAAGGAGCTCCACCACCACAAGGTTTGCCACAAGGACCTCAGGGCCCACCACCAATGCCACAAGAAGGAGCGCAACAGCCTCTTCCCTCTAGCATCCCACCTCAAGTTCTAAGTATGCTACAAAATAGCACTGGTGGACTAAACAACATGGAAGCAATGTAACGATTTATCGTATCATTAGAGCAACCATTAAGGACTCGAAGGAAACATGAGCGATACAAACATAGACCCCGAAGTAAACCCCATTGAAGATGGACAAGTCGAAAACACCGAGGTACAGGGTACAGAAGCAGAAGTTGATTATTTCGACTGGAACGATTACGGCGACAAACATGTCAAAGTATCTGTCTCAGGGGAAGAAATCGGCGTACCGCTAAAAGAAGCCCTTGCTGGATATCAGCGTCAATCGGATTATACCCAAAAGACGCAGGAGCTAGCAGAACAAAGGCGAGAGATGCAGTATGCGCAGGCAATCCAACAAGCGTTGGACAATGACCCTGCTGGTACCATTCAATTGTTGCAAAACCACTACGGAACGAATCAACAAGACGAAAGTCTTGATGATGACGACTTGTTCGCGGACCCAATGGAGCAGCAATATCGTACACTAGACAGTCGTATTCGAGCATTTGAAGAAGTGCAAGAAATGCAAAAACTGGAAAGAACGATTGAGTCTTTGAAAAGCAGATACGGTGCAGATTTTGATGCTAACGAAGTTGTTGCCCAGGCGCTTGCGACTGGTTCCAATGACTTAGAATCAACTTACAAGCAAGTGGCTTTTGACCGAATATATAACTCCAATAGAGCAAATTCAGAATTCACTTCAAAGAAAGAAGCGGAAGAAAAATTAGCTTTAGAGTTAAAAAGGTCAGCGTCAGTTGTTAGTGGGGGAAGTTCGGCAAGAGGAACCTCTACTGGGTCTGGACAAATTTCATCACTTCGAGACGCCTGGGATTCTGCTAAACAAGAACTAGGTATCTCCTAAACTATAGGAGGAATACAAAATGGCTGGTAACAGTAATTTTGACGCACTACTTTCAACAACGCTTGCGAACTATCGCAGTCAGTTGACTGACAACGTGTTTAACGCACGACCACTCACAAACCATTTGATGGAAAAAGGGCGTATGCGTATGCTCAGTGGTGGTACAAAGATTATTGAGCCACTGATTTACGGTCAGAACTCAACAATCTCTTCATACAGTGGCTACGACACGCTTAGCTTGACACCACAAGCTGGCATCACTGCTGCTGAGTACGACTGGAAGCAGTACGCTGTTTCTATCGCAATCAGTGGTATCGAAGAAGCCAAAAACAATGGAGAAAACGAAATCATTAACTTGCTAGAAGCAAAAATCATGCAGGCTGAAGAGTCCATGCGTGAAGGCTTCACCACAATGTTTTACGGAGACGGAACTGGCAACAGTGGAAAAGACTGGAACGGTCTTGAGAACCTCGTAGATGCAAGTGGTATTGTTGGAGGAATTGACCGCGCTGGAAGTGGAAACACGTTCTGGAGGTCAACAGAAACCGCAGTAGGTGGAGCACTGACTCTTGCAGCTATGACAACGTTGTACAACACAATCTCGGTTGGTAATGACCATCCTGACTTTGCTGTTACAACACAGACACTGTTTGAAAAGTACGAGGGATTGTTGCAACCACAGTTGCGCTACTCAGACGTTAAGACTGCAAACTCTGGCTTCCAGAACTTGCTGTTCAAAGACGTTGCTTTGGTGTACGACACTGCAAACGTAGCAACAAACCTTTACATGCTTAATAGCAAGTATCTCACGCTTGTTGGTCACACTGACAAGTGGTTTAAGCAGACCGAGTTCATTCGTCCTGAGGACCTTGACGCTCGCTATGCATTGATTATGTGCTACGGTAACTTAACTTGCCGCAACGCAAAGAAGCAAGGAAAATTGACTGGAGCAACAGCCTAGTCCAAACCGTTGGGTGGGGGATAAAAGCCCCCACCCGACTTGCAATTTAATTAAACCATCAACAAGTAAGGAACAAAGATATGCCACTATTAGGAAATGATACAGACGGTGCAGTAACCCGCAAGCGGGTTGAAAGCTACATCGCACAACGCGAAAAAGTAACAGCAGTAGCAGTTACAGCAGCACCAACACCAACAGCAGCACAGCTACTTGATAGCAAGTTGTTTGTTGGAACACCAGTAGCAGATACAACCTTCACATTGCCAACGGCAGCACTTGTGCTTGCCGCTTTGACAGATGAAGCAGTTGGAACATCGTTTGAGTTCACAATCGTGAACCTTGCGTCTGCCTACCAATACACCGTAACAACCAACACTGGTTGGACTATTACAGGTGGCGGAAACATGGTTGTATTTGATTCAACTTCAGCAACATTCCTTGCTGTTGTTACATCAACATCAACAGCACAATTGTACCGCAAAAATTCAGGTGGAGCAGTAGCTTAATAGCGAACCTTTATGGGGGGGAAACCCCCCATATCACCATTTATCTGAAAGGCAATAATGAAAAACAAATCTGAATCAGGCAAGACAGCAAGAGCCAAAGCAAACGGAGATTACACTTCTGCATTTACTGGAGCAGCAAACTCCGCAATGGTAAAAGCAAAAGTTAAAGGTGCCACAGCACCTATACAAAAAACTCCTGGAAGGGCCAAAGAAGGCGGCATGCCAAGTAGTGTGACGCAAGCCCTTAAAACCTTTAGTGACTATGCAAGAAACAGCAAGGGTGGAAACACTGCTGCTGGTTACAAAAAGAACCTAAGTAAACTAACATCGGGTATTGCAAAAGCTCGCGTAGCAGGTGCAACTTCTACTGTTGGAAGAAAAGCCAAAATTAAAACCTCTAATCAAGGCGACTACAACTCAGTTAACACCCCCACTGCAGTAAGAGCTATGAAAAAAGCTGGCGTTAAAAATCCAGCTTACAAATCTACGGATTCTCGGTTTCAAACCCGCAAACGTCAAAAGTAGGATAAAACATGAAAGCTAATTCAACAAAATCCAACAGTGGTGGAGCCAAGAAAAAGCCTGTCGCCAAGAAAAAGCCAGTAGCAAAGCCTGTCGCCAAGAAAAAGCTAACAGCAAAGCCTGTCGCCAAGAAAAAAAGAAACGACTCTGTAATAGGGAGTATCGGGCATGCTGCCAATAATGTCGGGCATGCTGCCAAGAATAGCTGGCGTGCCGTCAACAGCGTTGGAGAAGCAGTACTTCCAGTTAAGGAAGTAAAAAAGATTGTCAGAGGAAAGGGCAACAAGAATGATTACGCATCCACCGCAG